CCCGGAGCGGGAGGAATCAACGACGTACTGGTACTCCCGGCCTGCGTCAACGTGCCCGTCACCGTCTTTGACACGCGCACCGCGCCACTCAAACTGGCGTTTTGGGTCAACGTCCCCGCCAGCGCTTGGGTCGCTCGCACGGACGACGCCGTCGTCCCGCTCATCGTCAGCGTCCCAGTCACGGTTCTGGCAAATCGGCTGAGTCTGGTGATCGCACCAGCTGCTGTCAGCGTCCCGGCCAGCGCCCTCGTATTTCGGCTGGTCCCAGCCAATGCGCTGTTTGCTGTCAACGTCCCGATCACCGCTCGCGCATTCCGGCTGGTCCCGGCCAGTGCGCCGGCGTTGGTCAGCGTCCCCGTCAGCGCCTTGGCCGTTCGCGCCGTCCCGGCCAGACTCCCCTGCAACTCCAACGTCCCACCGACCGCTTGCTGAATCGGGCCGGTGCCCGGTGTCGGGAAAAGCAGCAGGAGCGACATGGCTTATTCGACCGTGAAAACCAGCACGACGTTGACGTTGCCGACGCTGCTGTTCGTGGTCTGATCCAGCTTGAGCCCCTCGTTGGCGCGGATCTTGAGCCCCTTCATCGCCGCCAACTCTTGCGTCTGCGGGATGTGATTGAGGCTGCTGGCCATCGCGGCATACGGGAACGTCTCTTCCGACGCGCCGTTCAAAAACAGCGTCACGGTCGTCCCGGTCGCGCCGGCGGTTGGCTTGAGTCGGCAGGTGACCTGTGCCGGCAGTGCGGTCGAATCCAAGTCAAACGCCTGTGGGGTCAGCGTGGTCCCACCAGTTCCGACTGCCGTCGTGCGGATGACTTCATATGTCTGCCCCACGCCGGTCACGGCGGTAAGCGCCGGGATGACATAGCAGCCCACCACGCGCAACACCACGCCCGATCCGGTCGCGTTGAACAGGTCGATCAGCGTGGTGCGGGCCGCCGCCACATGCGCCGTGTTGCCGGTGCTAACGACCCACGTCGCCTTCGTCCCTTGCAGGTGCCCGACTGAATCGGCGGTGACGACAGCCTGATACTCCTTCGTGCTCACCAACTGAGTGGCGATAGACGCCCCAGATCCGGGCGTGACCGCAACGGAGTCGTTTGACAGCGCCATTACGTCCCCGTACTCACGGTCAACGTGTAGGTGAACTCGATCTGCGAGCCGTTCACCACCGGGATCGCCGTGAACACCGACCGATCCAGCAGCACCCCACTAGTTGAGGCCGAGAAGATCCCGTGTTCCGTGATATTCTGCGAGGTCGTGTAGGTAATCGTGGCCACCGTCCGGTATTGCGTCGCCGCCGGCTCGCTTTGCGTCCCGGTTGCTCGGGCCGGACCTGCCGGCGTCTGCAATCCGGTGTCCCCGGCGCTTTCGGCGTTGGTCCCGGTGCCGGAATCGTGGAAGTTCATCGTTTCCAGCTCGGTCAGGTTCTGGAACGCATCCACAATGAACCCGGCTCCCACGGTCGTGATGACCCGGCGGGATGCCACCCCGAGATCCGTCCAGTCGCCGTCCGGATTCCGGACTCGCGCCCGGAGTTCGGCGTTGAGCCCGATCTTGGCCAGCCGTTTGGCTTCTTCCTGCCACCCGCGCAGCCGGTGCGGGACGTTTTGGAGCTGCCACAGCCGCCGGTTCATAGCGCCCCCCAGCATTTCTCCGCCTTGGCCACCACCTTGGCGACCGCATCGGCGGTGGTTGCGCCCGTCGCGGACAAGGTCGCGTCCGGGCGGATCAAGGTGATCTGCACTTCTTGGTGATCGGTCGTGATTTCCCGCAGATACGACGCGCCGTAGGTCGCGCACACCACATCCAGTGGGTGCTGCGGCTCCATCGTCGGCATCTCTGGCGCGTTTTCCCCCGGCGCCCACCACGTCTTGAGCCAGTTCAGCATCAGTCGCAGTCCCATGCCCGCAGGCTCTTGTTGATGCGCGAGTTGGGGTCGTTCGCCGTCTTCGCGCTGGTCAGTTTCGCTTTCATCCCCTTCATGCGCCGACAAAACGCAATGCGGCGCTTGGCGCTCGTCTCGGAGCGGGCCGCTTCCGCCTTCTTCACCGGCGGTTTGATGTCCCGCCCTTCGGCACGGAGCGAGGCGCGGCCTTTGGCGTTCAGGCCGCCCTCGGGATTCTTCCCTTCCGCTCGCTGCCACGCCGGTGTCTTCGGCACTAGTCCTCCTCGTCCTCCATCTCGTCCTCCTCCTCCATGTTCGACTCGTCCTCGTACTCCGAGTCGTTCATGCCGTCCTTGAGGAGGGCGAGTTCGGCCTTCAGATAGCCGATCTTCTCTTCCAGCGCGGCGATCTTCTCCGCCTTGGACATGCCTTCGCCCTTGGACGCATCCAGCTCCTCCTTCATGGAGGGCGATTCGTCCTTCCTCTCGCCTTTCATGGCGCCTTTCGGCGGACCCATGGCGATCATGATGGCCACGCCCGGTGGCCCTTTGCGCCGGGCCATCATGCGCCGCTTGCCGGTCTTGGCGATCACCGCTTCCATCCCTCGCTTCTTGCTGGCCATCACCAGCCTCCCGGCAGTTGCGCCGCAAAGTCGCCCGCGATCACCCTCCGGCGGTTATCCACAGCCTCGCCAGAGTTATCCACATCCAAGTTTGGGTCATCGCCGACAAAACGCAAGCCCGGGGGCGCTTCCGGCACCACCCCCTGCACCCGGTCCCACCCGTACAGGGCCAGCGCCAAAGCCATGACGCCGTCATCATGGAACCCGGAGGGGGCCTCATAGCGCACGCCGGTGGCGGTGTACATAAACTCAAAGGATTCCAGCTCGCCGATCAGCCACCCGTCCGGAATCGTCAGTTCGGACCCCTGAAACGCCGCTACCAACCGCTGCATCAGGCGCAGTTTGGATGGCTGGGTGAAGATATGAGGGGTCACATCCACCCCCATGCCCTGCAGATCGGACACAATGGCATCTCCGACGCCGGTGGCATCGGCCACGATGGGCGTTTGACCGACGATACCGCGGATTTTCTGCTTGGTTTCGGCCCATGACGCCTGCCATCGGTCCACAAACGCCACTTTTCTATACGCATCCAGCCCAATCACGACGGTAAAGTCCATCGACCGCGCCAGATCGACGCCGTAGACGACCGGCTTTTCCGGACTCAGCGGTCCTATGGCCCGGTGGATGGCTTCCAACCCGAAGGGATTGGCGCCATCGTCGGTCGGGATGCCCTCGAACTCCTGCGCAAAGACCTCCGGCGGCAGTTCTTTCCGGGCCGATTCGACTTCCTCCGGCGGAATATACGGGTTGTCCAGCGTCTTGGCGCGGAAGCTGGCCCAGTTGGGCTCGTTCGGGTCGTTTCCCCGGTTGAACAAGACGACAAACCCGTGCCGGCGCCCTCGGGGCGTGCCGAGAAACAGCCCACCGCCGGACAAATCCACCAGCGTGGGCCGGATCGCCCGCTGCCAGAGGTCCAGCAGGTCGGGCACGATCCCCGCCTCGTCGATGATTGCCAGCTTGTATTTGCGCCCAAGGCCGGGATCCGGGGTATCCATCGTCCACATCTCGATCACCCCGCCCGTCACCAGCTCGATCCGGCGCTCCTGATCATTCGACCGGGCAATCACCGGCTTGAGGCGCTGCAGCAGCTCCCGCCAGACCTCCAGCACGTACTTGTACGTCGGCGCAAACCAGCCTACCGGATGCCCCGCCAACGCCGCGTCACAGGCTTCCCGGACACCCAGCGCCGTCTTCCCGAACCGGCGCCCACACATCACCACCTTGAACCGGGCCGGGTGCATCACGATCTCCTGCTGCCCCGGATGCCGCCGGGCCAGCACGACCTGGACCTCCCCGCCTGACGGTTTCGCCTTTGCCGGCATACGTCCTCTCGTAGTCGCGTTCTCTGAGTCTACACGCGTATACGTCTAGTATACTCTATTAACTAGTTATCGTTTGGGTGACTCCTGTGTCAGGGGTGACACTGTAGTCACCCCCAAGAAACCCCGAAGAACAGCCTCGGGGTTCCTTGGTCTGTTTTCTTTTTGCGCGAGGTGTTTGGGCATATTGCGCAGAAGTGATTGGCGTTCAACGCGTTTACTCGTTTCACGCGTCAACTTATTTCACCGTTTCCTGGCGCTAGCATCGGTGTAACGATCTGCGCGACCAGCATACTGCTCACTTCGGCGCTGACCCTCCGGGTCATTTCTTCCATGGGCAGTTTTCTTCCCGGCGCCTCCTCCTCCACCACCTTGACTTGTAGCGTCTGGGCGCCTTGATGCTCCACCGTCTGGCGCTCCCCGTACTCCGCCGGATTAGCCTTCGCCGCCGCCCACTTCAGCGTGTCGATTAGCAACCGATCCGCGGCGCTGGAATGATTCGTCGTCTCCCGCGCCACCTGGATTGCCTCCTCCGCCAGCGCCGCCGCCATCAGCTTCTTCGCCCGCTGATACCCCTCCAGCCACTCCGGACGCTCATCCACCCAGCGCCGCACCGTCCCGTGCGACACGCCTACCTCCAGCGCCTTCACCGCCTCCTTGAGCGTCTTCCCCTCCGCCATCGCGCCTAACACCGCCAGCACCGTCTCCTGCTTGCTGTCCTTTTTTTGCTCTTCCTTTTGCGTTCGCCGCGCCATCCGCTCCTCCTACGTTGAGTTGTACCACGCGCCCCATGCGCTGAGGCTACACCGCGCCAGCCACCCGCGCTAGCTGCGTTGACTTGTACCACGCGGGCACTGGCC